TACTCCGGCAAGGACACCGCGTGGGTCGACGACGGCGAGTTCAAGGAGCACATCCGCTTCGGCGTCAAGGGCGTCGTCCCGTTCGTCCACAACCAGGCCGGGGTGCCCCTCGTCAACCGACCGCTCCTGGTCGGCCCCGAGAAGACGCCGTCCTACTCGGACATCACCCGCCGCCCGGCGTGGTGCATCGACCTGTACGCCAAGTACCCCGGTGGTCAGATCGAGACGTTCAAGTGTGCCCACCTGCTGTGGGGCAGCTCGACGATCGGAACCGCGGGCTATCAGGAGTACGACTTTCCCGAGATGAAGTTCGGGGATGGCCTGCGCGGAAACGCCTTCTTCCACAACGAGGGGACGGTCGGTGGCCAGGACAGCTTCCGGTTGAACATCGACACCACCCAGTGGCACCTGTACCGGCTCGTCTTCCACGCCAAGGGCTACAGGAACCACCCGACCGGCTACGCCGAGGCGTGGCTGGATGGCAAGCTCATCCTCCGCAAGACGACGAACATCGGGACCGGCTCGCTGTACTACGCCAAGCAGACCGAAACGTACCTCAAGAAGGACAAGATCGCAGGTGAGACGGGTGGCCCGGCGCTCAACAGCTCCGGTCCGCAGGGCATCATCACCACCCGCCTGTTCCAGATCTGCGAACCGGACTAGTGACCCATGCGCAAGGTGTCGGAGCGACTGGCGCAGGATCGAGCCACCGATGAGGATGACTCCCATCGGCTGATCGAGCTCTGCCCGCCCCACGAGTTCGCTCAGGGCTGGCAGGACAACGACCACGGCTGCATCTTCTGCGTGGCCTGTGGGGACGTGCGCGCCTTGGTCACGCCGTCGCTGGGCCCGATCGACTGATGCCGGTGCTCCGGGCCTGCCTCGAGCCGGGCTGCCGCGAAGTGGGGCTGTTCACCCGCTGCGCCTACCACACCCGGATCCGGGACCACCGGCGCAACGCCCGCCCCGAGCGGGTGGCGCTGTACGGTGGCGACTGGCCCGCCGAATCGCGGCGTATCCGGGAGGCCCACCCCTACTGCGTGGTGATGGGCTGCGACCGGACTGATCTCACCGTTGACCATGGTTCAGGAGGGACCGTGCTATGCCGAAGTCACCACTCCCAACTGGAAGCTCGACGCCGTGAAGAAGTGCGCGGTCGACGGCTGCCCTAGGCCCTATGAGGCGCGGGGCTACTGCGCTACCCACTACATGCGGGTCAGGCGGCACGGTGATGCATCCATCACCCTCTGCGCGCCCAACGGGATGGGCCGCTTCCTCACTTCGAATGGGTACGTCCGCATTAAGCGTCCTGGTCATCCCGTAGCGACGGTGGGCGGCAACGCCTACGAACACCGCGTCGTCCTGTGGGACAAGATCGGATCAGGGCAGCACGCCTGCCATTGGTGCGGAACGATGGTGGACTGGTTCGTCGAACCGCTCCTGCAAACCGACCACCTCAATCAGCAGCGCGGCGACAACAGGCCGGAGAACCTTGTCCCGTCTTGTGGCAAATGCAACGGCGGCAGGAACGCCGAGACGGCGAAGGCGGGTTTTCGCGCGTTTCTCAACGACCCTATTCGTCGAGCGCCTTGGTTCGCCGCGTTGCACGCTCGCCGCCGTCGCATACAGCGTGACTGCGAATGGTGCCGCTCACCCTTCGAGACGACCCCGCGAGGACGCAAGCGGTTCTGCGATCACCGATGCGCTGCCTTCGCCCGCGAGCGTGCTCGGTCCGCACGGTCTATACCCGTGGCCGGTCAACATCGCTAGCCGCTGCTAATCACCCAACCCCGCGCCACCGCGCTGAGATTGTTTACGGATCGGGGAGTTGACCGACTTGCCAGGAGTTCCACCGAAGAAACCCGGCCAACGGCGTCGGGCCAACAAGCCGGTCCGCGGCGAGTGGACCCCCGCGCCGGGCGTCGGCTGGCAGCACGGCGACATGCCACCGCCGCCTGACGGGCTGATGCCCGCCTCGCTCACCGCGTGGCAGACCTGGATGCGCTCGTGGGTCGCCGCGCATTGGACGCCCGACGACCTGCCCGGTCTGCGGGCGCTGATCCGCACCTACGACCAGCACGAGCGCGGCGAGTTCCAGCGCGGCCCCGAGCTGCGGCTGCTGATGGACACCTACGGGATCACGCCCAAGGGCCAGCAGGACCGCCGGTGGACACGACCCGAGGAGGAGGCCACGCCATCGTCACCGCAGCCGCGCCGCAAGCGCGCCGCAGCCGCCGACCAGTACGCCCACCTGCGGGTCGTCAACGAATAGGCGTCCCGTCCCTCGGGTTCGGGGTTCTGTACTGGCTCCGCGACCACCTGCCCTCGCCGGCCAACGAGCACGAGCCGCTGATCCTGACCGATGAACAGGCCCGCTTCGTCATCGCCATGTACTCGCTCGATGACCGGGGCGAGCTCCTGTACCGCCGCTCGCAGATCGAGATGGCCAAGGGCTGGGGCAAGTCCCCGCTGGCGGCGGCGATCTGCGTGGCCGAGCTCGCTGGCCCGGTGTGCTTCGACGGCTGGGACGTGGACGGCGAGCCGGTCGGTGTCAAGTGGGGCACCGGGGAGCGTCCTCCCCCGCTCGTCCAGGTGGCGGCCGTGTCCGAGGACCAGACCGACAACACCTACGGTGCGCTGTACCAGTACCTCACCGCCCGCGGCGGCAAGGTGGCCGACTCCATCCATGTTGACCTGGGCCGCACTCGCCTGTACCGGACCGACGGACCGGGCGAGCTCCACCCGGTCACCGCGTCAGCGGGCTCCCGCGAGGGGCAACGCCTGACGTTCGGGCTCATGGATGAGACGCACCTGTGGACGACCCAGAACGGCGGCGTCCGGCTGGCCGACACGATGCGCCGCAACGCGGCGAAGATGGGTGGCCGGACCCTCGAGACGACGAACGCGCCGATGCTCGGCATCAAGTCGGTCGCCGAGCGCACCGGCCACGATGTCGACCGCGGCTGGTCCGGCATCCTGCGCCTGGCGCGGTCGCCGAAGCCCGAGCCGATGCCCGACTGGTCCGACGATCAGCTCCTCGCCACCCTCGACGAGGTGTACGGCGAGGCGCGCTGGATCGACCGCAAGCGCATCCTCCGCGAGATCCGCGACCCGGCCACCTCATGGGACGACGCCCTCCGCTTCTACTTCAACACCCGCGCCGCGGGCACCGGCCGAGCCGTTGACCCCCGCCGCTGGGACGAGCTGGCACGCCCGCAGGACGTACCGCCGGGCACAGCCATTGGCCTCGGCTTCGACGGCTCGATCAGCCAAGACGAGACATGGCTGGTGGGCTGTACGGCGACGGGCTACTCGTTCCGCATCGACCGCTGGCACCGACCACCGGGCGATGCGACCTGGACCGTCCCCCGCTCCGAGGTGATGGCCAAGGTGGCCTGGGCCTTCAGCACCTACCGCGTCGGTCGCTTCTACTACGACCCGCCGAAGTGGTCGACCGAGGGGGAGCAATGGACTGCCGACTTCGGTGGCGGCGAGGAGAAGCGGGTCGTGTCGTTCGACACCAACCAGGCCCGCCGGTTCGCGCCGGCCGTCGACCGCTGGCTGGTTGGCATCCGCGAGGGAACCCATACCCACGACGGAGATCCCGACTTGGCAGACCATGTGAAGGCGGCCCACCTGCGGAAAGTCCACCTCAACGCCGCCGAGGATGACGGTCGGACCAAGTACGTCATCGTCAAGGGCGAGGACCGTCGGAAGATCGACGGCTGTATCGCCGATGTCCTGGCCTACGAGGCGGCGATGACCATGCCCGACACGACCCCCTTTGTCAGCAACTACGAGCGCGAGGGGCTCACCTTCTCTGGCCCGCGAGGTTAGTCCATGACTGTCCGAACCCGAACCCGCCTCGGGGTCCGTGCCGGGGCCAGCCTCCGGCGCACGATCGCCCGCTTCGACCTGACCGACGTGGCCCTCATCGGCGGCCTCATCCTGCTGTGGGTCGGCGTGGCCCGGCTGGCCCCCGGCTGGGAACCGATCGTGGTCGGCACGATCATCGTCCTGTACGGCGCGGCACCGATGCTGGCCGCCCTGCGGGGCCGCTGATGGGCGTCCTGGTCAAGAGCTTCAAGCAGGGATTGGGCTGGCCGAACCCCGGCTGGGCACCGCCGCCGGGCGCGTCGCGGGGCATCACCGACATCCTCGTCACCAACGACACGGCCCTCACCGTCAGCGCCTTCCACACCGGCGTCCGGCTCATCGCCGAGGACATCGCCGGGCTGCCGCTGAACATCTTCCGTAAGGACGGGCCGCGCCGGATCGAGGCGCCCAGCCACCCGTCGTACACCGCCCTCCACGCCTCGCCCAACCCCGAGATGACGGCCATGGTGTGGCGCGAGACGATGATCGGCCACTACCTGACCTGGGGCAACGCCTACTCCGAGAAGGAGTTCAACGCCCTCAACCAGGTCGTTCGCCTGTGGCCGCTGCGCCCGGACCGAATGAAGGTCGAGCGCGACGACGCCGGCGGGCGGGTCTACAAGTACCGGCTGCGCTCGGGCGAGCAGGTCATCCTCCCGCAGCGCAACGTCTTCCACGTTCCCGGCTTCGGCTTCGACGGACTGGTCGGCTACTCGCGCCTGACGATGGCCCGCCGGGCGCTGGAGAACGCCATCGCCATCGAGGAATATGGCCTCCACACCTTCGCCTCGGGCGGCCAGCGGTCGGTGGTCATCAAGCACGCCCAGCAGCTCTCCACCGAGGCAAAGCAGAACATCGTCGCCTCGTGGGAGAAGAACCACTCGGGCCTGGAGAACGCCCAGCGGACCGGCATCCTCGACGAGGGCATGGACCTCGAGGAGGTCGGCTTCCCGCCCGAGGACGCGCAGTTCATCGAGTCGAAGAAGCACTCGGTCGAGGAGATCGCCCGCTGGCTGCGGCTCGCGCCCCACAAGCTCTCGGACTTCAGCCGGGCCACGTTCAGCAACATCGAGGAATCGAACCTCGACCACGTCACCAGCACGCTCATGCCGATCGGCAACCGGTTCGAGCAGCAGTACGACAAGGATGTGCTCGGCGGCGGCGCGTTCTACACCAAGCACAACTTCGCCGCCCTCCTGCGGGGCAACAGCAAGGACCGGGCCGAGTTCTACAAGGCGATGCGCGAGATCGGCGTCTACACCGACGACGAGATCCGGGCCTTCGAGGACATGAACCCGCTCACCGACGAGGACCGCCAGCGCGTCCTGTGGCCGCTGAACAGCGTCCCGGCCGCGGCCTACGACGAGCAGGGGATGACCATGCAGAACCGGGTCGACGCGGCCGGCGTCCTCGTTCGCGCCGGCTACGACCCGATGGCCGCCCTGCGCGTTCTCAACCTGCCACCCATCGAGCACACCGGCCTGGTGCCGGTGACGGTCACGCTCGACCCGCTTACCGCGCCGCAAAACGGCCAAGGAGCCACCGTTCCATGACAGATCGCAAAGCCTTCACCCCCCACGAGCTCAAGGTGGATGAGGCGGGGTCCATTGAGCTCGCCTTCGCCCAGCTGAACACGATCGACGCCGACGGCGACGTGACCGTACCCGGTGCGTTCCCGTCCAAGACGGTGCCGATGTCGGCCTATGGGCATACCTCGTGGGACGGCGCGCTGCCGGTTGGCAAGGGCTCGATCAGCGAGCGCGACAACTGGGCGGTCTACACCGGCCAGTTCTTCATGGACACCACGGCCGGGCGTGACACCCACGCCACCCTGAAGGGGCTGGGCGAGCTCGCGGAGTTTTCGTATGGCTACAACGTCCTCGACGGCGGGCCGGGCACCTTTGACGGCCAGCCCGTCCGATTCCTTCGCAGCCTCGACGTGTTCGAGGTGAGCCCTGTCCTCAAGGGTGCCGGGGTCGGCACCCACACCCTCTCGATCAAGAGCGGCGCCCCGGCATCCGATGCGCCGATCGCCGATCTCCTGGCTTGGTACTCCGAGGCGGAGAAGGCAGTTCTGGATCGGTTCACGAGCCACGCGCTGGCCCGTGCCAGCGAGGGCCGCAAGCTCTCGCGGGCCGACCGCGCCCACCTCGAGGACAACGTCGAGTCGATCGGCGACGTCCTGGAGAAGCTCCTGGACCTGATCGAGGCCGACGACTTCAAGGAGGTCGATCCGGTCACCCTGGAAGTCCTGCTCGGGACCGCCCGAGCCTACGGCGTCGCCATCTAGGACGACGCACCCCCTCACCACGGAGTACCCCAAACCATGGCAACCTCAACCGAACTCGGTCAGAAGCTGACCGAGAAGCGCCAGGAGCACGGCGCGTGGCTGACCGACCACAAGGACGGCGACGGCTACAAGATGTCGCCCGACGAGATCGTCGAGTTCCGCACCCGGAACGACGAGCTGGCGAAGATGCAGGGCGAGTACGACACCGCCCTGGAGATCGAGAAGTCGGTCGCCGAGAACGAGGCCAAGCTGGCTCCCCAGGGCCGCCTCGTCAAGGACACCGAAGCCGAGATCAAGGTTACCGAGCCGGTCGCCTACAAGGCGCAGGTCGACGCGGCCTTCAAGTCGGCGTTCGAGGCCAACAGCTCGATCCTCGACCGCCTCGCCAAGGGCGGCCGCGGCTCGTTCGCGTTCCAGCTCCCCGGCAACCTCAAGACCGTGCTGGCCACCACGGCCCACGCGCCGCAGGCCGATCGCCAGGGAACCTTCCCGTCGGCCCTGTTCTTCGGTGACACCGAGGACCAGTTCCCCCACGGCGCGTCGACCAGCAAGTCGATCGACTACTACCTCCAGACGACCGACACCGACAACGCGGCCGCCGTCGCCGAAGGCTCGGCAGCCACCGACTCGGCGTTCGCGTGGACGCTGACGACCGACCCGATCGAGACGGTCCAGACCTGGATTCCGATGACCCACGAGGCCATCGCTGACAACGTGGGCCTCCAGTCCACGGTGACCGGGATGCTGGCCCGTCGGCTCCAGAAGAAGTCGAACAACCTGATCCTGGCGGGCGACGGCGTGACGCCCAACCCGACCGGCGTGTTCATTCGCACCGGCTTCCAGACCCAGGCCAAGGGCGGCGACCCCGCTTTCGACGCGATCTTCAAGGCCATCACCAAGATCGAGGTCACCGGGGACGCGAACGCCAACGCGATCTTCATGCACCCGACCGACTGGCAGAACCTCCGCCTGACCCGGACGACCGATGGTGTGTACATCCTCGGCAACCCGGCGGACGCGGCCAGCAAGTCGCTGTTCGGCCTGCCGGTGATGACCACGACCGGGATCGGCGCCGCCGGCACGGCCGGTGTCATCGACACCTCGTTCATGGAGGTCGTCGAGCGCGAGGGCCTGACCGTCGAGGTCAGCACCGAGCACTCGACCTACTTCACCGAGCGAAAAGTGGCGGTCATGCTCTACCGTCGTTTCGCCGTGGCCGACTATCGTCCGTCGGCTGCGTGTACCGTCACCGGGCTGTGATAGGCCTCTAGAAGCGAATGAGGGGGCGGGCAAGGCAGCCCGCCCCTCCTGAAAGGAGCAACTAGATGCCTGTCATCTCCGGGGGCAATGTGGCCCAGCCGGGCCGCACCCTCACCGAAACCATCCTGTTCACCGAGACGACCGGGGCCGGCACCTACACCGGCTCGCTCACCGTCCCGGCGAACGCGCTCATCCTGGACATCAAGGTCTGGTCGACTGCCCTGTGGACGGCCACCACGTCCGCCCTCATGGACGTGGGCGACGCGGGTGACCCCGACGGGTGGTACACCCAGATCAACCTCAAGGCCACCGACCTGCTGGTCGGCGAGCAGATCCGCTTCGGCTCCACCGGCGGCAAGGAAGGCGCCTACATGGTCGTCGCCACCGGAGAGCTGGAGACGGCCTTCTCGGCATCCGCCCGAGTCATCACCGGGACCGTGGTCACGGTGGGCGCCGCCGGCAACGCCGGTCGGACCTACCTGTCGGTGGAGTACACCGACCCGACCACGATCGCCAACGCGACCAAGGCGTAGGAGGGACACCCATGAGCGACCAACTGTTCGTGAACGCGGACTGGTCGGCCCTGGTGCCGGCCGGTTCGTCCGAGGCGGCCTTCGGCATCCAGCCGGAGGACGCCAAGCGGCGGGGGCTCCTGGCCCTCGAGGAGGGAGAAACCCTCGAGGAGCCGAAGGAGCTGAAGAACCAGCCGGACCCCGAGCCCGAGGCCAAGGAGGCCGAGAAGCCCGAGGACAAGGCCGCCGCCAAGCCCGCGAACAAGGGCCGCCGCAAGTAGTCCCCGGAGCCCCGGCTGCCTCCCCAGCCGGGGCTCACATCCCCCACTAGGAGTCGAACATGGCTGGGACTGTCAGCATCGTTCACAACCTGCCCCAACCGTCCATCGGACGGATCGTGGCGACCTGTACCGGCGATGCCGCCAACGGCAGCTTCCCGGCCACGGCCCTCCCCGCGTTCGAGGGTCACCTGCTCGAACTCATCACCGACCCCGGTGCGACCGCGCCCACCGACAACTACGACATCACGCTCGTCGACGCCAACGGCTTCGACCGGCTCCAGGGCGTGGGCGCCAATCGCGACACAGCGACGACCGAGGCGGCCCGCATCGTCTACTCCGGCACGACCACCAATCCGGTCGTGGCGTTGAGCGATGTGCTGACCCTGACCCTCGCCAACAACTCGGTGAACTCGGCGGTCACCGTGGTCACCATCCTGTACGGGACGGGTCCGGGCTAGCCGATGGCCGACAACGTCACCTTCCAGTCCGGCACCCTCGCCACCCCGCCGGCCGGTACTGGCGTCGCCACCGACAAGGTCACCCACTCGGGAGACGCGGACCAGGACGTTCAGTTGATGCGGCCGGTCCATGTGACCGGGGCCGAGGGTTCAAAGACGCCCGTCGATATCACGAGCGCCGATGGTCTGCTCGTGAACCTCGGCGCCAACAACGACGTCACGGTCACCGGCACCGTCTCGGTCACCGAGCCGGTCAGCGTCGATGACAACGGCGGATCTCTGACCGTCGACGGATCGGTCACGGCCAACGCCGGGACGAACCTCAACACCTCCGCGCTGGCCCTCGAAACCGGCGGCAACCTCGCCGGAGCCGCCACGTCGCTGGCCGCCATCGACGACTGGGACGAGTCCGACCGGGCCAAGGTCAACCCCATCGCTGGGCAGGCCGGGGTCCAGGGTGGCGCCGGCACGGTCAGCGCCAACACCCAGCGGGTGGCCATCGCCACCGACGCCAACGCGGTCAGCGTGAGCGGCGTCAGCACGCTCGCCGAGCAGCAGACCCAAACCGGGCACCTCGCCACGATCGCGGGCGACACGACCGACATCGAGACGGCCGTCGAGCTGCTGGACGACGCGGTCCACACCGACAACCAGGCCCGCGGCAAGTCGCTCCTCATCGGCGCGGTGCTCGACGACGCCAGCACGACCGCCATCACCGAGAACCAGGCCGGGTTCCTCCGCATGTCCTCGGACCGCCGCCTGCTGGTCGACGGCTCGGGCGTCACCCAGCCGGTGTCGGGCACGGTCAGCGTGACCGAGCCGGTGTCGATCGACGACAACGGCGCCTCGATCACCGTCGATGGGACCGTCACCGCCAACGCCGGATCGGGCCCGTTCCCGGTCAGCGACAACGCAGGCTCGCTCACGGTCGACGCTCCGACCGGGACGCCGGTCAACGTCCAGATCGGCGATGGCTCGCTCCAAGCCACCGTCCGTAACACCGGCTCGTCCGACTCGCTGAACGTCGCCATCGTCGACGCATCCGGAAACCAGATCACCGGCTTCGGCGGCGGCACCGAGTACGACGAGGACACCGCCCACAGCTCGGGCGACAAGTTGACACTGGCTGGCGTCGTTCAGCAGACCGCGGACTCAGCCCTGTCCAGTGACGGCGACCGCTCGCTGCTCCAGGTTGACTCGTCTGGCTTCCTCAAGGTCAATGTCAAGGCCGGGTCGGCCGGAGCCACTGAATACACCGAGGACGCGGCTAGTGCCGCCAATCCGCAGGGCGGTCAGGTCATGGCCCGCCGCCGCGACGCGCTGTCGGGGGAGACGACTACCGACGGCGATGTCGTCGCCCTGAACAGCACCGACAAGGGCGAGCTATACGTCAAGCACGTCGACGCCATCCCGGTCACCGACAACGCCGGGTCGCTCACGGTGGACGGCACCGTCACGGCCAACCTCGCGGCCGGGTCGAACAACATCGGCGATGTTGACGTCCTGACCGTCCCCGCCCCGCTGTCCACGACCGGCGGCGGCACCGAGGCGGCGGCCCTGCGGGTCACGCTGGCCAACGACTCGACCGGTGTCGTGTCGGTCGATGACAACGGGTCGAGCCTGACCGTCGATGGCACGGTCGCGGTCACCGGCGTCTCGACGTTGGCCGAGCAGCAGACGCAGACGACCCACTTGGCGACGATCGCCGGGGATACCACCGACATCGAAACCGCGGTCGAGCTCATCGACGACACGGTCGCCACCCTCGGGACCACGACCTACACCGAGACGACGACCAAGGGCCTCGTTATGGGCGCGGTCCGCCGCGACGCGGACACGACGCTGGTCAACACAACCAACGAGGTCGCCCCCCTCCAAGTCGATGCCAACGGTCGCCTGAAGGTCGAAGCCTTCAGCGGCGAGGCGCTGCCGATCACCGACAACTCGGGCTCGCTGACCGTCGATGGCACCGTGGACATCGGCTCCCTGCCCAACGAGGGGCAGCAGACGATGGCCAACTCGATCAGCGTGGCCGTCGCCTCGAACCAGTCCGCCATCCCCGTGTCGCAGTCGGGGACGTGGGACGAGGTCGGCATCCACGACAGCGGCAACAGCATTACCGTCGATGCTCCCGCCGGCACCCCGGTCAATGTCCAGGTCGGGGACGGCAGCAACACCGCCACCATCCGCAACCTCGCAGCCAACGACGCGCTGAACGTCGCGCTGGTCGATGGCGCGGGCGATCACATCACCTCGATCGGCGGCGGCGTCCAGTACACCGAGGCCGACACCGACGCCTCGATCACCGGCACGGCCATGCTGTGGGAGGACACCAGCGACACGCTGCGGGCGGTGAGCGCGGCCAAGCCGCTGCCGGTCGGCGACGCGGGCGGCAGCCTGACGGTGGACGGCACGGTCGGCGTCAGCGGCACCGTGGCCGTCACCCAGTCCGGCACCTGGGATGAGGTCGGCATCAACGACTCGGGCAACTCGATCACCGTCGATGACGGTGGCGGTTCGCTCACCGTGGATGGCACGTTCACCGCCGCCGGTGACGTGGCCCACGACGACGCCGACAGCGGCAACCCGGTGAAGATCGGCGGACGAGCTGATACGACTCTCCCGGCGGCCGTGGCTGATGGTGACCGCGTGGATGCGTGGTTCAACGAGCGTGGAGCTCTCAGCGTTCAGATCACCGATCAGGCCGGGATACGCGCTGATGTGTCAAGCGGTGCCATCTTCACCGGGGACGGGCAAGGCTCCTTCGGCGACGCCCTTTACACCCTCTCCCCCGGCTGGTTATACAACGGGACGAACTGGGACCGCGCCCGCGGCAACACCTCCGGTGCGTTCGCACAAGGCCCAGCCGCCCACGATGCCGCCGTCGCCGGCAACCCGCAGCTCGTCGGCTTCGAGGCCAAGGACCAGGACGGCGCCGCGCTTCCGAACGCCGTCAACGCCGAAGGCGACATCGTCCGGGCCGCGGCTTCCCTGTCCGGCGTCCAGTACGTCATGGCCGTCAACGAGGACGGCTCGGCGGTCGGCACCGTCAAGCTCGATGCGGGCACCAACAACATCGGCGACGTCGATGTTCTCTCCATCGCCGCCGGCGACAACAACATCGGCAACGTCGATGTCGTCACGATGCCGAACGTCACCCTGGCGGCGGGCACCAACACCAACGAGGTGGTCGGCGACGTCGCGCATGACAACGCAGCGGCCGGCAACCCGCTGCCGGTGGCGGCCATCGCCCAGGACACCGACGACACCGCCCCGCCCAACGCGGTCAGCGCCGAGGGCGACGTGGTCAGGATCGCGGCCAACCGCGACGGCGCGCAGTTCGCCTTGCCCCACGGCCCGCGCATCTGGTCCTACCACGAGAACAGCTCATCGGCCCTGACCGACACCTCGGTCAAGGGCGCGCCCGGCTCGGGCCTGTCGCTGTACGTCACCGACATCGTCATCAGCAACGGCTCGACGACGGCGCTCAACGTGTTCTTCGAGGAAGGCTCGACCACGATCCTCGGCCCGTTCTACCTCGAAGCGGTCAACGGGCGCGGGCTAGCCATCCAGTTCCGCACGCCGAAGAAGTGCACGGCCAACACGGCCCTGACCGTCACCACCAGCGCCGCCGTCGCGCACAGCATCGAAGTGCTCGGCTACACCGCGGCCGGCTAATCCATGGCCATCTCCTACTACGGGTCGATGACGGCCCTGACCGCCAGCAACCCCACATCTGGAACCTGGACCCTTCCCGCAGCTCCCGGTGGCGGCTGGACGGACCGCTACCTGGGCATCTTCTGGCTCGGCTCTCGGGCCGGGGTCTACAACATCACCGAACCGACCGGCGTTGGGATCACGACCAAGTACCTCTACGCGGGCGGCTCGAACTGCCGCGGCTACGTCGGCTACCGCTACCTCCAATCGGGGGATACCACGTTCGCTTGGTCGCGCTCCGCCGGCTCGTCCAACTCCGACACGATCTGGTCGGTGGATGTCATCGACCTCGGGGCCACCGGAGGCTCGGGAGATCCGTTCAACGCCTCATCCGGCGCCAGCCCCACCAACTTCACCGACGTCAACGACCCCGATCCCCCTGCCGTCACCCCGGCCACCAATGACAACCTGATCTGGACGATCTTCGTCAAGAACAACGACCACACCGGCATCACCGCGCCGACGAACTACACCAACGCCAGCAACGGGTCGAGCACCGCCGGCACCGACGGCTGCGCCGGAACCGCCTACCGCATCCTGTCCGGCGGCGGCGGTGCGTCGGAGGATCCCGGCGCGTGGGCCCTGTCGGGTGGCGCGGCCACCGACGACGGCCATGCGTGGACCGGCGCCATCGCCCCGGTCAGTGCCCCTGGCGGCGCCACCTTCGCCGGCTGGACCGGCTCGATGGGAGGCCCGTGGTGAGCCTGTTGATCCTGTGGGCCGGGGCATCGTCGGCGCCGGCGACGTTCAGCGGCGGCTTCCCGCCCGGCGTCACCGCCATGTCCCATGTCCCCCACGGGTCCGCGACCGCTCCTGGGCCGTCTGGTGGCGCCACAGGGCCTATTCCGCGGGGCGCCGCGACTCATCCGAAACCGGAGCGATAGCCCATGCCCAACCAGGTCAAGCTCACCGTCGAGGCACCCGACGAGATCCTCAACGCCGGGGCCTACGACGCGGGCGCGCTCATCCGGCTCCAGACCAGCGCCACCGAGGGCGGCGCCTACGCCGACGTGGCGGGCACCGGCTCGACGCCGACCATCGCGGTCGTGGCCGGGACCCGGATCTACACCGGCTACGACCCGGCCGGGACGAGCACCAGCTGGTATCGGACCCGGTTCGAGAACGCGGCCACCACTCGGACCTCGGACTGGTCCGCTGCGTTCCAGGTCGCGCCCGAGGGCAGCGGCCTGCTGGCCAGCCTGTACGACCTGCGCCAACGGCTGGAGATCCCGTACACCGACACCAGCCAGGACGAGAACCTGATCGAGTGGCTGCGTCAGGTGACGGCCTTCATCCACACCTACACCGGGCGCCAGCTCATGCCCGACGCGGCCACGACCTACACCGTCGACGGCTACGACGCGGTGCGCGGCGGGCAGTGCCTCCTGTTCCCGCGGGGCATCCGCTCGCTGACCATGCTCGAGGTGGCCGACACGACCGGCGGCACCTTCACCGAGATCACGACGGGCAACTACTTCCTCCGCCCGTCGGAGGCCAACCGCACCCCCGGCTGGCCGTTCACCCAGGTCTGGCTGTCGGACACCGCGGGCCGCTTCTTCCGCCCCGGCTACGCCAACGTCCGGCTGACCGGCGCCTTCGGCTGGGCCAGCATCCCGGCCGATGTCAGCGGGGTGGCCCTCAACCTCGCGGTCGCCGCGGCCCGTGAGCGGGGCGCCGGTGGCGGCGACACCATCACCATCGGCATCGGCGGTGAGCGGACCTTCGAGCGGGCCCTGTCGTACAAGGACAAGATGACCCTCGACATCTACCGGGTCCGGCTCGTCGCATGACCTACGCCGACGCCCTGACGGTCTACCACGCCCACCTCGTCGCGGCCGGGGCGGCGGTCAGCCCCGCCATCACGACCGTCGTCCGGGGCGAGCCGTCCGCCCTGTCCACCGTCCCGGTCATCGCCTACTGGTGGGGCGGCCGGCGCGAGTCGGTGTTCGGCGGCAACACGCTGTCGAGCGTCCAGCTCGACGAGGCGATGGTGACCACGGTGTATGTCCCCGACGGCATCCGCCTCCCGAACCGCAACCAGACCGTCGAGGACTACCTGCGCGACGTGATCCACCAGATCCACGACCGCCTGTGGGCCGACGCTCACCTCGGCGAGAACGTCATCGGCCTCGACCTCTCCGAGACGGTGGCCGCCTGGGCGGTCCTGTCGAACATCACCGCCCGGACGGCGAGCTTCACCTGCTGGCTCCCGTTCGTGGACGTCCACGCGATCGCCAACTGATGGCCACCGTCACCTCGGGCCGCGGCAAGTCCACGGTCAGCGTCGACGTCGAGCTTCGGGGCTTCTTCTTCCAGGGCAACCCGCAGGGCCGCCTACGGAAGAACACCTACACCGTCCTGCGCGATGAGGGCGAGGTGGCGGTCCGCGCCGCGGCCGATCTTCTCCGCGGTCGCCAGCGGCAGACCGGCGGCGGCTACCCCGACATCGTCCTCGCCGACGAGATGCGCGCCGTCCCGATGCGGATGCGGTCCGGCCGGGCGCGGCTCGTGGTCAGCGCCAGCTACGGCTCCCACCCTCTGGTCCGCAAGTACAACCGCTGGGCGGAGGATGCCAGCACCGCCCGCCCGCGAGGCGGCTTCCGCGGCCACCACATGTACCGCGAGGCCGCACGCCTTACCCAATCCCACATCGACTCCCGCATCGGCGCAATCGCCGCGAAGCTCACGGAAGGACTGACGTAGCCTTTCGCCTCGCCCAAGCCCGAGTCGCCGCCTCTGACAACTTGCGGCGGTGTTCGGCAGTCACCGGGACACCGATGGGACGCCCGTGGTGGCGTCCATGCTCGGCTCGCGTCAAGAGCAGGAGATTCTCGGGCCGATTGTCCGTCTTGTCGTGATTCATGTGGTGGACGGTTTCGTGTCGAGCGAGTATCCGACCGAGCTGCTGTTCCATAACCAGTCGGTGTTCCAGGACATATCCCTTCATCGCGTTCGGATGATCGGGCTTTCGCACAAGGACGTACCCAAATCCGTTGACGTACCGGCCAGATCCTCGCTTCACACCTCGATTCCCGTGGTGACCGATGAAACGCCGGCCCACATTGGCCAGATCACCGCACCCGCATTGACACGGCATGGGCACCTTTCGGCGCCTCGACGCTCTGGCTTTCGTCAGTTGATGGCCGTCTACATATGTGGCCTTGGGGTTTCGGGGATTCACCGGCCGCCCACAGCCGCACGCGCAAGTGGCCGTGTTGGGTGGACGACGCAATCGGGCATGTACCTCCGCCAAGTGATGTCCGGCGATGAATCTCATCGGCTGGCCCTTTACCCATCCCCTTCGTCGTTGAGTTTGTGGGGCGAGTGGTGCCACACCACCGCATCCGCATTGACAGTACATAGCCGCAATTATACAGGAAGCGAGTTAGACCCGTGAAGGAAGGCGGCCTCGGCCACTATCTCTACTGCAATGGGTTCGATCTTTCGGGCGACACCGGCTCGGTGAGCACCATCGCCACCCGCCGCGCCGCGCTCGACGTCACCGGCATCGACAAGTCGGCGCATGAGCGGATCGGCGGGCTGGTGGACGCCGAGCTCGGCTTCGACTCGTGGTTCAACCCATCCGATGACCAGGAGCACGAAGCCCTGTCGGTCCTGACCGACGGCGACAAGCTGATGTCCTACTTCGCCGGCGCCGTGGTCGGCAACAACTGTTTCAACCTCACCGCCAAGCAGACCGACTACGCGCCGGCCCGCGCCGCCGACGGCTCGCTGGCCATCAGCATCACCGCGATGGGCAACGGCCGGATCGGCCATTGGGCCGACATGCTGACCACCGGCAAGCAGACCTTCGCCTCTGCGACCAACGGGACGGGCCTTGACTACGGAGCCACCATCGGCTCGACCGCCTTCGGCGGGATGGGCTTCCTCCATGTGTTCAGCGTCGGCTCGGGCACGGCCACCGTCGCCATCCAGGACTCGGCGGACGGCTCGGCGTGGGCCAATGTCACCGGGCTGGTGTTCGCCGGGGCCACCGCCCGCACGACCGAAGTGCTGGCCACCGGCCTGACTGCCACCGTCCGCCGCCATCTCCGGGTCAACGTCACCGGCGCCTTCACCAACGCGGTCATCGCCGTCGGCGCTGTCAAGTTCCTGGCCGCGCAGTCCTAACGCCCTGCGGGGGCGCTCCCCGCCTGTGTTCTGGCCCGCCTCGGCGGGCTTTCCCATTGGAGGCCCACCTTGGCCAAGTCAAGCGGTATCACCTCAACTGTCTCTGTGGACGACGGCTCTGGGTCGCTCCAGAACATCAGCACCTCAGTCCTGTCGTTCGACATCAGCACCCCCCGCGGCAACGCGGACATCACCGGCCTCGACAAGAGCGCGATCGAGCGGATCCTGCTCTTGGCCGACGGCCAGGTGACGCTCAACCTCCAGTACGACCCGACCGCGACCACCGGCTCACACACCGTGTTCCGCACGATGAGCTCGACCAACCAGACGCGGACGGTGACCATCGTCATCAACAGCACGCCGTCGGCCACGCTGTCGATGGAGATGATCTGCACCGACTACACGCTGAACCGTGGCGCGGACGGCAACCTGACCGCTTCCGCCACGCTTCAGCTTCAGAGCGGGACCGCCCCGACCTGGTCGTAGGACTGACAAGCCGGGGCGCGGTGCCCCTCGCGGGACCCTCCCGCCGCCGCCCCGGCCCCCTTTCGGTGGAGGGATGGAGGGATCACCATGCCTCGGCGTAAGCCGTTTCGCCTGCCGGAACGGATCGTCACCCTGTTCTTCGAGGACGGCCCCTACGAGGGGATGGAGCTGGACGTCAGCCTGACCGTCCCGCAGTCGGTGTTCTGGTGGATCGCCACCCTGACCACCGACGACCAGCCCGAGGAGCCCGGCGAGCGGGTCCGCCAGGAGCGCGACGCCCTGCTCCGCTTCGGCCGCCAGATTCGCGGCTGGAACCTCACGAGCCCGGATGGAGCGCCCATCCCGGCCACCGCCGAGGCGTTCGCCGACGATCTCGACCCGGTGACTCAGGGACTCATCGTGTCCCGCTGGCTGTCCGCGGTTCGGAAGCCGCCGGACCCTTTATCGCCGGGGCGCAACGGTCAAGGCACCTCGGACCGCAAGCAGCGCCCCCGCCGATCGAAGTCGTCCGCGCGCACGTCGTAGACCAGATCGCCCGCCGCTACGGGGTGCTGCCGACCGAGGTGCTCGAGGCCGACGCCGCCGAGCTGTTCCACATCATCGAGCTGGCCGACGCGGCCGTTGAGCAGGAGTCCTGATGGCCTCAGAAGCCCGCATCAAGATCACGACCGATACCAAGGCTGCCGAGCAGGGCGTCACCAGCGTCCGGGGGATGTTCTCGAACTTGGCTAAGGATGCCAAGTCGTCGATCCTGACCGGCGTCGGACTCGGCGCCGGGGTCACCGCCTTCGCCGCGCTGGGCAGCGCCGCCGGCGCCGCCTCGGACTTTCTGGCCGACTCGATCCAGGCCGCCCGCGACGAGGAAGTCGGCATCCGCCAACTGACGACGGCCATCGAGGCCAACGTCGCCGGCTGGGACGGCAACATCGACGCCATCGAGCGGGTCATCGACGAGCGGGAGAAGCTGGGCTTTGCCGACGGCCAGCAGCGCGAGTCCCTGGCGGTCCTGACCAGCGTCACCAAGGACCACACCAAGGCCCTTGACCTTCAGCGGATCGCCATGGACCTCGCCCGGCTGCGGGGCATGGACCTCGGCGCGGCGTCCGAACTGATCGGCAAGGTCTACGCGGGCAACGTCGGCATCCTGTCGCGGTACGGGATTCAGCTCGCCAAGGGCACGAGCGCCACCGAGGCGCTGGCCGAGATCCAGAAGCGGGCCGCGGGGCAGGCCGAGGCGTTCGCCGACACCGCAGCCGGCGCCGCCGAGACGCTGGCCATCGAGTTCGAGAACCTCCAGGAGGACATCGGCAAGGAACTGCTCCCGGTCATGGTCGAGCTCGCGGGCGTCCTCCGCGACGACATCGTGCCCGCAGCGCGGGACGCCGTCGGATGGTTCGCCGAGAACGGCGAGGTGATCGGGGCCGTGGCCGACGCCGTGATCGGTCTGACGAACCCGCTCCACAACGTCACCGACGAACTCATGGACCAGGCCGAGATGTACACCCACGCGACGGGTGCCGCCGCCGGGTTCGTGGAGAACATGGGCGGCGTGCCGCAGGCCGTCAGCGAGGTCGGCGAGGCGTTCGCTGGGGTCAGCGATGCCGGCGATGAACTGGTCGAGGACATGCGGGAGCTGCCGGGTGACATCGCCGACGCCCTGCGCGAGGGGCGCGAGGACTGGCAGGACGCGCTGACCCAGTTGTCCACCGACCTCGAGGACGAGACCACCCGCGCCGCACGGATTGCCGAGCTCCAGGGCGCGCTTACCGGGGCCGCGCTGGCCGAGGGGCTGGCGTCCAGCGACCCGCTGGTCAGCGCGCAGGCCGCCGCCACCCGCGACCTCATCCTCGAGCAGCTCGCCATCGAGGGCGTGTTCCAGCAGGGCTACAACGTCGGCGCCCTGTGGTCGAAGGGCCTGGCCGGCGGCGTCCTGAGCCACCTCGAACTGGTCCAGGCCCAGCTCTGGCAGTACAAGCAGCTCATGGTCGGCAAGTCGCCGCCGCCGAAGGGTCCGCTGAAGGACGTCGATACCGGCGGCTTCAACATCGGCGCCGCGTGGGCCGAGGGCATCGCCAAGGGCGCCGGGACATTCCAGGTGCCCGACCTCGGGCTGATGGGCGGGGCGGCCGGTCGCACCGGGAGCGTCGCGGGAGGCGGCGGCGCGGCGGGCAACATTCACACCCACGTCTACCTCGACGGGCGGCAGATCGCCGAAGTCATTGACCGCCATCACTACTACCAGTCCCCCGGCGGGGCATCCCGCCTTCCCCGCTAGGAGAGAAGCGTGGCCAGTTCCTTTCCCGCCAGCTATGACGCGCTGACGAACCCGACCGCCGGGTCGCTGCTCACCTCGCCGTCGCACGCCACCCAGCACATCAACGTCAACGACATCGTCGAGGCCATCGAGCAGCGGGTCGGCCTGTCGGGCTCGTCGTTCCCCGGCAGCCCATCGTCGGGCCAGTTCTTCCACCACACGACTCGGCGCCTCGACTACTACTACGACGGGACACGGTGGCTGTCGACCAAGCTCGACACCCTGCCCATCGGCTACTCCTCGACCACGATCCCGCTGAGCGGCACCGGGTCGATCACCCACCACGTCACCCTGCCCTACTCCAACACCTACGAGCTGTGGCTGGAGGATATCCGCGCCTCGTTCATCGTGAACGGCGGCACGGCTCTCAGCGGCTCGCACAAGTGGGAGTGCGTCGTCACCAAGATCCAGGGCGGCACGTCCTCGAGCATCGCCACCATCACCATCGACTCGGGCGCGTCCGACACCTGGCGCGAATCGGGGACGATCAACGCGGGGGGCTCCTCGAAGGTCAGCGGAACGAACGCCATGGCGCTGTACGTCACCAGCACAAAGACAGGCACACCGGGCACCCTCCACATCATCCCGGTCCTGTCCTTCCGGCTTGTCGGATAGATGGTCACCTACAACGAGTCGGGCCAGACCTACGACGACGCCGACTTCCTGTGGGACGGGTTCGATCCCGACTTGCCGCTGGCGGTGATGATCGGCGACGAGGCGGTCACGACCGACTACACCGGCTCCATCAGCTACGACTCGCTGGTCGCCACCGACAACGCCTCATCGGGGCGCGGGACGATCAGCCTGCGCCTCGAGGCCACGCTGGCCTCGCTGACCAACGTCAAGGACCAGGCACTGGTCAAGATCGTCCGCGGGGATCCGCTGAACACCGAAACCCACCGCGGCTTCATCCGCGCCCGGCGGCCGATCAGCCGACCCCGCTATGACGCGGTCGAGATCATCGCCGACGACCCCGGCGGGCTGCTGGACGACGTGGTCATCGACTACGCCTGGCGCCCGGCCGAGTCGATGAACGCCCGCATCAGCGGCCTGTGGCTGGCCTACCGCCCGAACTTCCTCGACGGCAGCATGGCCTTCGTGGACTCGCCCGGCGGCACGCTGGAGGAGGTCGAGTTCCGGCGGGTGACGCTCCGCCAAGCGATCGAGTCCACGATCCAGCTCACGGACCCCGACGCCGACTACTTCGTGGACCGGCTGGGCGTCCTCCATGTCTTCGTCGCCGGATCGGGCCTGGCCGCGCCGCTCGACGTGGACAACGATGCGCCGGGCGCCGGCGAGACGGCAGTCGAGGAGCTGACCGTCGAGTACGACACCAACACCTACGCCAACCGGGTGTACGTCGAAGCCGCCACCGACGAGGCGTCGGGCTACTACCAGGACGACGCCGCCATCGCGGCGGCCGACGGCCTGATCCGCACCGCGTCGATCTCGGCGCCAGAGGCCACCACAGCCGACATGGCCGAGGCCGCGGCCATGGCCTACCTCGAGCGGTCGAGCTCGGCCATCGTCCGCGGGTCGTTCGAGATCACCGACGTCGACGGCTGGGAGGCGGGCCAGAATGTCCTCATCACCGACTCGTCGTTGGGCCTTTCCGCCGTCGAGTTTCGGATCTTCCGGGTGACGACGCGGGTCATCCGCCCCGGCAGCGCGCCGGTGTTCCGCTACCGCATCGAGTTCGGCGCGGCGGCCATCGTCCAGCGGGTGACGACCTAGCGCATCAACTGCGGAAAGGCGACCGCCAGCCCGATGACGGCGATGACCGCCACCACGACGAACAGCAGGCCGCTCGTTCGCGGCGTCCGCTTCGGGACCATGCCCATCGGCTCGCCCGCCAGCCCGGTCTGATGGTTGCAGACCCGACATTGGTAGACCCGATGGTCGGCGTCGTACCACTGGCGCATGAGGACGGCCCCACAGTTCGCGCAGACTGACATATCAGACCTCCCTGCCCCGCCTTCGGGCGGGGCGCTTTCGTGTTTTCTGACAGACTACCTGTCGCGGCCTAGGACGATGGTCATGGTGTGCCCACCCCAGCCGAGCTCGCCGCCATCATCGACCGCGCCGTCCTCATTGCTCGTCAGAAGGGCGCTCATGTATCTGACGAGGAGCTGCGGCGCCGCCTGGCGGAACGGCTGTTCGCCGAGCTTCGCGCAGAGATTCGGCTAGAGCCGCATCGCTGACCAGCGCGTCCATCTTGGCGTCGAGGACCCGCGCCCACTCGGGCCATGACGCCCGGCTGTCATCTCCAACTCGGATGACGATCGGCTGACCCAGCAGGTCGGCCAGCGGGCCGAGACGGTCGAGCGGGATGTCCCCGCCCATCCATTGGTAGACGGTCTGTCGCCGCACGCCCATCGACTCGGCAATGGCGCTGACCTGGAGTCCGCTGTCATTGACCGCCCGCGTGATCGAATCCCTGACCGCGATTCGGGCATCGGTCATTAGGTGACGGTTTGTAAACCTGTACGGCCTGATTGTCAAGCCCCGGCCGGACACCTGTCAGGCCATTCGTTGTCAGTACCATCGTCTCGTCGCAAAGTCTTGACACCGACAGCGCCAGGGTTTACAGTCCGGCACATGGGCACGCGACCGGAACCGACCGACCTTCGGAGGGTGATCGAGGAGGAACCGTCCTTGACCGCCGCCGCAATCCGTCTGGGCATCAGCCGTCCGACCCTCTACCGCTGGCTCCGCGAGGCGGGCATCACCGACTTCCGCCGCCGCGTCCGGGTGACGGAGGTAGCACGGTGAGGATTCTTCGGAGTACGGCCCTGGCCGTCGCCCTTGTGGTGGCCGTGGCCGCCCCCGTCGTGGGGGGCACCACGGTCATCGCCATCGGCGGCGAGGTGGACTGTGACGGGTACGCCGTCACGGTCGACGCCAATGTCAACGACGACCATCGGCTGGTCATCGAGATCAACGCGGTCGCGGTGTTCGACCAGGTGATCGGGGGCGAAGACGCCACCCACACCTTCGGCCCGTTCACCGGCGACGACACCACGCTGTCGGTGCGGGCGATGATCTTCGAGCCGGACGGCGACCTCGAGGACGAGATGGTCGAAGGCTTCGTGGCCGATTGTCCGACGCCCGAGCCGCTGCCGGACACGGCCATGCCGACCGCGAGCGGCGGAAGCGCGCCCGTCCTGATCGCCCTGATTGTGGCGCTCGGTGCGCTGGCGCGTCGGAGGGCCGTCGCATGACCGCCATGACCGTCGAGTGCCGTCGCTGTCAAAAGGCCATCACGATCCAGGAATGGTGCCTGCACGTCGACTGGCATCGCGCCGACGATGAGTGGCTGACGCTCATCGAACAAGCACATGACCTTATGGAGGGGGCCACCGCGTCCGGTGACGGCGCGGGTCGCTGGGCGGCGACAAGGGCAGCCCCCTCCACCTAACCGATGACGATGGGCACACGCGGCCGCATCCAACAGGCGTACCGCCCCGAGCGGGGCTGGACGCTGTGGAACGTCCTGACCGCGCTGGCGTGGTTCGTGTCCTACACCGTCCTGTTCAGCGCCCTTGTCTACGGCTCGGCGCTCCTGCTGGCGGTGCTGGCGTGAGGCCGCCGACGACGGGCCTCTGGCACGACGCCCGCCATCGCTACTTCGGCAACTACCCCGACCTCGGGGCCTTCGGTCCGCTGACCAGCGTGACGAGCGCCATCGGGATCTTGGACAAGCCAGGCATCGCCATCTGGCGCGGGCAGACGGTGGCCCGAACCATCGCCGAGAAGCTGCCGATGTTTACCGAGATGGTGGCCAGCAGCGGTGTCGACAACGCCGTGAAGTGGGCGTCCTCGCTCCCCGACTACCAGCGCGATACGGCGGCCGACATCGGCTCCCGCATCCACCAGCTCACCGAACAGGTGGCCCGCGGCGGTGAACCGGATATGACCGACGACGAACGCCGCTACGTCGAGGCTGACATGGCCGCCCACGCCGATCTCGGTTTCCGCCCGATCAGCCTGGAGAAGCAGGTCGTGAACCTGACGGAGGGCTTCGCGGGCACCTTCGACGAGATCGCCGCGCTCGATGGCGAGAACTGGATGATCGACCGCAAGACGTGGCGGCGGGCGCCCCGCCCCGGTGGCGACATGTTCGCTGAGACGGGGATGCAGTTGGCCGCCTACGCCCACGGCGAGTTCGTCGGCGTCCCCGACGACCCGAAGCGATACCGGCTTCCGCACATCGACCGCTTCGCCGTCCTCCATCTCCGCCCCGAGCTCTACGAGCGCGGCTATGCGCTCTATCCATTCGACGTGACGGCTGCCGACTACGCCGGGTTCCTTGGCCTGTTGGCGGCCCACAAGTGGAAGCAGTCGCGGGCGCGGCTGCTCATTCAGGAACCGATGCAGCAGAAGGAAGTGGCAGCAGCATGACCCTCGACATACCCGAGAACCAGACCATCGATCAGGGGGTGTACCCCGCGATCCTGACCAGTATCGGCACCAAGGTCATCGAGAAGGGTGCCTACGCCGGGGAGACCATCCGCATCTGGAAGTTCCAGGTCGAGGTGGACGGCAAGAGCGAGTCCATCGAGGCGTCGTCGAGCCTCGCCTTCGGGCCGAAGTCCAAGGCGTACCAATGGTTCACGGCTCTGATGGGCCGCAACCCGGTGTTCGGTGAGAAGAACGTCCAGCTCGCGGGCCGCCCCTGCCGGCTCCACCTGATTGTGGACGAGGAGAGCGGCTACAACCGTGTGGCTGCCGTCCTACCCGCCGAGAAGGGGCAGCGCGTCGCAGCGGCCGTCCCATTGGCTCCTACGGCCATCAACGACGGCCTGCCCGAGATGCCCGCCACGTTCCAGGACGGCACCCCCATTGAGGATCCGCCCGTCGAGCCCGAAGACATCCTCGCGTAAGCCATGGCTACCCGTCCATTCATCGGGCTGGGGAGGGCGTCAGGGGGCACCTCCGTCCTCGCCCAGCTCGTCTGCCTCGTCATTGGCCACGGCCGGCTCGTCATCCCGATCGCCGGCGGCATGGCCTGTGAGCGGTGCGGCCGGAAGGGGCGGCGCTGATGGGCACCGCCGCCGGCCTGTGGTTCGGTCGCCAGAGCGAGTACCCCGTCCGGCTCCACCAGGGCGCGCCGATGCGCGCCTACGTCGACGTGGCCGACGTCCGCGACAGCCGAGGGCGGTCGATGTGGCGCGTCTACCGGCTCGTCGAAACCACCAAGGAATACGTCGGCCCTGCCGCGCTGCCATGGCGCGAGGCCGTCCGCTTGGCCCATCGCCTCAATCGCGAGGCGGGGCTGGAGGGCACATCGTGAAGATCCGCACCGCGGTCCTGACCGCACTCCTGGTCCTGTTCGCCGCCGTCGTTCCGGTGACCGCCGATGGCGAAACCATCTTCGACGACATCATCACCGGCAACCTCGACACCGGCACCCTGTCGGTGGAAACCAACGCCTCGATCGGCGGCAACCTGTCGGTCGGCGGCGACGTCTACGCGCAGAACATCGCCCGGCTCGAGGAGCAGATCGCCACGCAGGCGCGCTTCATCGACAAGCTGACGACCCGCGTGACGAACCTCGAACGCCGCCTCGCGTGCGTCGAGAACAAGCCCAACCAGGTGCGGCCGAAGTGCCCGACCAGTTGAGCCTCGCCGAGATCCGCCGCCGCCTCGGGCTGGACGACCATGACTCGTACTGGCTGTACCAGCAGCGCCGGCTGTACCGCGAGGCGCGCCACGAGCCGCTGGTCCTGACCGGCAGCGGGCCGTTCACCGTCGAGCAGGCGATCGGCTGGGCGTCGCGGGAGTTGGAGCGATGAGTCGCCTCGACCAGATCGCCGACAAGGCGAAGGCCGGCAAGCCGCTGTCAGACGACGACGTTCGCTATGTGCTGGCCCAGGCGATCGACTGGCGCGCGAAGTACCGCGCGCTGTTCGTCGAGCTGGCGAAGGGACCACGCAAGTGACTACCTCGCGTGTCTTGACCGCCATCCCCTACGGCGAGCACGAGGCGATCACCTACGCCGAGCTCGCGGCCCGCACCGGGTTGCCCCGGAGAGCCTGTGAGAAGGCCGTGGAGGGCCTGCGGGCGGCCGGGGCGCCGATCTGTACCGGCAACGCCGGCCTGTGGCGCACGACCGATCCTGACGAGCTGCTGGAGCACTACCGCCGCCTCCGCTCACGGGCGCTCCACCAGCTCGCCAACCTGCGGGCCATGCAGCGCACGGCCGAGCGGCTGCGGACGCCCCTGACGCTGTGGGATCGGGTGGCATGAGCCCCGCCTACGCCGACGACTGGCTGACGATCTACGGCGGCGACGCCCGCGCCGTGCTGCCGACGCTGGCCGCCGAGAGCGTGGACTGCATCGTGACCAGCCCGCCCTACTGGGGGCTGCGGGACTACGGGACCGCGACATGGCTCGGTGGGGATGCGGACTGCTCTCACCGCGTCGGCGGCCAGGTGCAGGACTCCAAGTGGCAGGGCGCGATTACTACCGGGCAGCGCCCCGGCGTGAACGCCTCCCGGTGTGTGACGTGCGGTGCCACCCGCCAAGACGCGCAGCTCGGCCTCGAACCCACGCCCGAGGAGTACGTCGCCAACCTCGTCGGCGTGTTCCGCGAACTGCGGCGGGTGCTCAAGCCGACGGGCACGGCGTGGCTGAACCTCGGGGATAGTTACGCCTCGAACGGCGTCTACATCGGCGACTACAAGAAACGCCACCCCGACCACGTTGACCTTCACACCGCTAACAGCGACCGCTACCCGCAGGCCCGCAAGGGCCCACGCGGTGGCGAGTACCGTATCAAGGCGAAGGATTTGATCGGCATCCCATGGCGCGTGGCGATCGCGCTCCAAACCGACGGCTGGTGGCTCCGCAGCGACATCATCTGGTCCAAGCCGAACCCGATGCCGGAGTCCGTCACCGACCGCCCGACGAAGGCCCACGAGTACCTGTTTCTGCTGACGAAGGCGGAAAGGTATTTCTTCGACCAGGAGGCGGTGCGGGAGGCGGACGCGGGCTACGCCAGCGGCAACGGCTTCAACGGACGACAGGGTGGAGCTCGGCAGACGGCCGTGGATGGCGGGCACGGCTCGGCTGAACGATTCACGCCGGGAGCTGGTCGCAACATCCGCTCGGTGTGGACCATCGCCACCCGCCCGTACCCCGGCGCCCACTTCGCCGTGTTCCCGCCGGAACTGCCAGAGCGGTGCATCAAGGCGGGGAGCAGCGAGCGCGGCGTCTGTCCGGCGTGTGGTGCGCCGTGGGTGCGGATGGTGGAGCGGACGAACACGGCGGGCTGGCAGCCGTCCTGCGCCCACGACGCGCCGCCTCAGCCCGCTGTCATCCTCGACCCCTTCGCCGGAAGCGGCACCGTCGGCCTCGTCGCCAACCGCCTGAGCCGCCGGGCCATCCTGATCGACCTGAACCCGGAGTACCTGCGTCAGCAGATGGCGCGCAACGCGCAAGTGCCGGTGGGACTGTGACACCCGCCGAGGCCCGCGCCCGCTTCCTCTGGTCCCTAGCGGCGCCGTGGGACATCTACGACGCCATCCGTAGGGTGCCACCCGGCGAGCGGGGCGCGCTGACCCGCGCGGCGGCGCGGCACCTGGGCGTGTCGGAACGCACCGTCCAGCGCAGGGTGGCCCGCTGGTGGCCCGCTCGCCGCGAACCGCAGGAGCCTGGCGGGCTGCACCGCGTCCGGTGTCCAGGACCGGCTGAGTGCATCTGCGACGAGGTCATTCTGATATGAGCCGACCCATCACGCGGCTTCCTCTCCTAGAGTGCTTCACGCGACCCGCCCAAGGCTGTTGGCTCTGGACGGCGAAGATCGACACGAGTACGGGATATGGGCGGTGGGGCAAGGCGTTCGCACACCGCGCCGTCTACCAACTCTATGTGGGCGCCATCCCCGATGGTCTACAGGTTGACCACCTTTGCCGCACGCCCCCCTGCGTCAACCCAGCACACATGGAGCTGGTGACGCCACGGGAGAACTTCCTCCGGGGTGAACATCCGAGCGCCATTCGACACCGGTCCTCGACTTGCGCTCGGGGTCATCTGTTCTCCGAGCATGGGGCCATCACGCGCCGGGGCCGGTACTGCAAGGCGTGTCGTCGGGATAAGCAGCGAGCCGCCTGGCGAGCGCAGATATGGCCCTCCAAGCGGAGGAAGGCAGCATGACCACCCCCACCGCCGCGCTGGCCGCCGCCTTCGTCCGGGTCGGCTTCGACCTGGCCGATGGGCTGACGCCCGAGGATGGGCGGGCGGCAGTCCGGCAACTGCTCGACGCCCTCGCCGCCGCAGGCTGGCACCTGGTGGACCGCGACACGCTGGCGGTGGCGCTGTACGCCATCGAGGGGTCAGCGAACCACGGTGTCCCGTGGGCGGACGCCCCGACCGATGCGATGAACGCCCACTACGACCACGCCGACGCCATCCTCGCCGCTATCGCCCAGACGCCGGAGGGTGAGGGGTGACCACGAACATTCCGTCGAACGGGTACTGCTACGACTGCTCGAAACTGACCGGCGGGCGATGCTGGCGGCACTCCGCGCCCATCGTCATTCAGCCCGAACCGCGAGGCATCGAGCCGTACTTCGTCTACGAGCGCATCGCCGCTGCCCTAGAGCGGATCGCAGCCGCTCTGGAAGCCCAGACGCCGGAGGGTGAGTGAATGAGTCGAGAACCGAACTGGTGGCGGGCGCTCGCCGCCATCTGCGCCATCGGATTACTCATCCTTCTGATCGGACGGCAACTGTGATAGCCCAGACGCCGGAGGGTGAGTGAATGGCGGAGCCCGTCGTGTTCGGCCGCCCTCGGCAGGTCAGTCACCCTGGCCGCCCGCATCGGTACGAGGATGTCTGGGAGCCATCGGTCATGGGATTCCCACCGCTTCTCGTTTCGCGCTGTCCGTGCGGAGCCGTCCGCGACGAGGCGGCGGTGAAGCGGGGACGGAATAACCGGGCAAGGGGCAACGCTTTCGAGCGCGAGGTAGCCCACAAGCTCGGCGTGTCCCGCGTCGGCCAGTACGGTGGACCCGAGGACGTCGGCAACGCGGGCGAGTGGATCATGGTGCAGACCAAGGTGGGCAACAGCACCTACCCGACGCGCATCGACGCTCTGCTGCGGCGGATCCCGTTCCGGGCCAACCAGTTGCGGGCGGTGGTCCACGGCGACGCACCGGGGTCAGCCGGCAAGCGGCGGGCGCTCATCACCCTCGACTTGGACGAGTTCTGTGCGTGGTTCGGAGGCAGGGGGGACTCCGTTGAGCTGGGTTAGGGTCGACGACCAGTTCCCCGACCACCCGAAGCTGATGCGACTCGGCAAGGACCGGCTGGCCGGCATGGGCCTGTGGGTCGTGGGCCTGTGCTACTGCGCCCGGTTCCTGACCGACGGCTACATCCCAGCCATGGCCCTGCCCTGGGGCTCGCGGCGGATCGCCACCCTGCTGGTCAGCGTCGGCCTGTGGGACGTCGAGGGCGACGGCTACCGAATCCACGACTACCACGAGTACCAGCCGACCAAGGCCGCCGTTCTCGAAAAGCGGGCCGAGCTCCTGGCCGGAAAGGTGGCCGGCGGGAAGGCTCGGGCGGCGTCAGCGGGCCGGGATGGGGGCCGCTTCGCACCAGCAGACCACCAGCAGACCACCAGCAGCCCTGCTGGTGACGAGCTGGTGGGCCCTCACCAGCAGACCACCAGCCCCATACCCATACCCAGTAAACAGGTACTTACTAACGTATCTGACTGGGTGGAGCCGGCCGCCTTCTTCGAGGAGCGAACTGGACGAAGGCCCTCACAGAAGGTGCGGGACTGGCTCGAGGATCTCCACGCCCGGTTCAGCCGACGCGAGCTGCTCCACGCGATGACCGTGGTGCCCGACCCGAAGGCCACCGACTGGCTCAAGAAGGTCGACGCCTACCTGGAGGCCGCGGCGTGAGGCGACGGAAGAACATCACCCCTCAGATCTACGAGGTATGTCGCCTGTTCGTTGGAGGTCACAGTCAGGGGGAAATCGCTACCATCCTTGCCCGAACGCCGAATGCAGTTCGGCTCGCCCTTCGGGATGCCCGGAGCATCCTTGGTGGCGCCGACTACCTACAAGCGGCGCGCAACGCTGTGGTCGTCGGGGTGCAACCGACGAGATTTGGCTATTCGCCTGAGAACCCAACAGAGCGGTTTTGGCGGAAGGTCCGAAAGGGCGAGGAGTGCTGGGAATGGACGGGGTTCCGTGTTCCCCCGCTTGGCTATGGTCGCTTCCGTCTGAATGACGAGCAGACGTGGGCGCATCGGGTGTCCTGGGAACTCACTTTCGGGCCGATCCCTGAGGGGCTTCAGGTCTGCCATCGTTGCGATAACCCACCCTGCGTTCGACCGGACCATCTGTTCCTCGGGACACCCCTCGATAACGTCCGAGACATGATTGGGAAGGGCCGCGCGTCCTTCCAGAAGCGAGCTAGTTTGTGAACAGGCTCGCCTACCGCGTCAACGAGGTGGCCGAGCTGTTGGCCGTAGACGCTGAGACCGTCCGTCGGTGGCTCGTCGCTGGTCGCCTTCCCGGTCGAAAGGTCGGCGGCCTGTGGCTGGTCCCCGCGTCGGGGTTGGAGGCGTGGCTAACATCGGAGGATGAGCAGGCGGATGGCGGGATCGGGCTCGGTGTACCGGGAGCGGGGGCAATGGGTGGCGCAACTGTCGGTCGGGCCGAGGGGCCAGCGCCGCTACATCCGTCGAACGCGAGCCACACGGCGCGACGCCCTGGCCGCCCTCGCCGAGCTGCGCGCCGCGCGAACGCGCACCTCGCCGACCAGGCTGACCCTTGGAGCCTACCTCGCCGAGTGGGTGGCTAGCGTGCGGAACCTTCGACCCGAGACCCTCCGCGGCTACCGCAACGCCATCCGCGACCACGTGATCCCGACCATCGGGGACGTTCGGCTGGTCGACCTGGCACCCTCCGACGTCGAGCGGATGCTGACCGTCACCAGCGGGCGCATCGGCCCGAAGTCCCTCCGCAACATCCACGCCGTTCTGCGCCGCGCGCTGACGATGGCCGTCCGGCAGGGCCTCGTCACCCGCAACGTGGCCGCCCGTGAGTTCGTCGACCCGCCCCGCGTCCCAGCCTCCGAGCCGCGGGCGTTGAGCGCCGACGAGGTGCGCCGGTTGCTCGACGAGGCGAAGGGCGACCGGCTCGAAGCCCTGTTCGTCACGGCGGTCGGCACCGGGCTCCGCCAGGGCGAGCTGCTCGGTTTGGCTTGGGAGGACGTCGACCTCGACGTGGGCCGGATCTCGGTCCGTCGTGAGCTGGTTCGGCGCGAAGGCCGCTACCAGCGCGACGAGCTCAAGACGCCGCAGTCGCGGCGGGCGGTGCCCCTGCCGCCGGCGGTTGTCGACGCCCTGATCGCCCACCGAGGGCGCGTCATCGTCGAAGGCTTCTTGCCGACGGCCACCGGCCCGGTTTTCACCAACGCCAAGGGCGAGCCGTTGAGCGGGTCATGGGTGACCCACCACTTCTACCGCCTGCTCAACCGGGCCAGCATCGAGCGCATGGCGTTCCACCGGCTGCGTGCGACGTACAGCTCGCGCCTGGCCGAGGCTGGGGTCAGCGATCTCGACATCGCTCGGCTCCTCGGCCACAGTCGCACCCACACCGCCAAGAAGCACTACATCGCTCCCGGCCCCATTCCGGCCTCCGGGCTGGAGGCCGTCCAGATGCTCCTCGTGCCAACGGGTCACCAACGGGTCACGGTGCTGTCGGAATGAGTGGGCAGGACGGGGCCAATCGTGCTCAGAAGTGGCGCGCCGGGCAGGATTCGAACCCGCGGCCTGGTGGTCCGAAGCCACCTGACTTCGAGCTCAATCGGCACGGAAACGGGTCACCGAACGGGTCACGCTACCCCCATTGGCCCGCTGACCGCCTGACCTTCCTCATGGTCGCCGTGTGGTGGCCCGAGTCGAGGACGCGGCGATGAGCAACCCCAACGCGAAGCCGCCGCTGACCTCGATGCAGGTCGCCCTCATCAAGTCCAAGGCCGCCGCCGGCGAAACCGAGAACGCGATCGCCGCCGAGTTCGGCATCAGCCAGGCGACGGTCAGCCGCATCCTCAACGGCACCGCCTACTCACAGAGCCGGGGCGGCACTCACTTCCGCAACCTCCACCTCGTCGACGGCCAGATCACCTGGCGCGAGCTGCGCGACGCGGCCTTGGAGTACGACGAGTGCGCGCTGCCCGACCATCCCTCGTTCGAGACGGCGCTGGACTTCGCGGTGTGGCTCAAGGCTGAGATTCGAGGAGTGCGCGATGACCAAGCGGCGTAAGCCCTGGCAGACCCGCGAGTCGGCCATCCGGGCCAGCGTCCTAGCGGAACTGGCAGAGATTCGCGCTCTGACGGCGTGGCTTGACAGCGAGTTGTCGCGTCCCCGTGACGAATGGGACAAGTGGGCGCATCCCGACTCGCTCCGTGGTCACATGCTCCAACTTCGTGAGGAGTGGGAGGAGTTGGCGCGCGACATGCTCGCTGCGATCCGCGGTGCCCGCGCATGACCGCCACCCCGCTCTACATCATGCTCATCCGCGCCCGCCGCGAGCTCGCCGCCGAGACGCCACTGGCCATCCACGCCCACCACGCCCCGAAGCTCACCGACCGCGAGGGCATCAGCTCCGACGAGGGCGGGTTGGGGCCGCCGTTCACCGCCGCCTTCCACCGGCTGCTGGCCGAGCATCCCGAGTTTGTCATGCGCGCATCGCTGCGCCACGTCGCCGAGTGGTGTGCCGGTCGCCACAGGACCCACATCCGCGAGTTTGGCCCGCCGCTGTGCGCCGAGATGACCGACCTCGCCGTCCGCGACATGCTGGAGCCGTCAAGCATCGCCGCCCTGTTCGGCGTCCGCGAGCCGTTCGTCCGCGACATCCTGACCGGCGCCTTGTCGGAGGCCGCGGCGTGGCGCCGCAACGAGCGCGAGCGGCTGAACGCGGTCGAGGTCAACGAACAGGCGCGGGTCAAGGCCCGCCACGCCGAGACGATCGAGGAGCGGCTGTCGGCCGAGCACGACCTCGCCCACCAGGAGCGGGTGTGGTCGGTGTACCGCGCCAAGTACGACCGGATCGCGCCGTGGGAGGTCGAGCTGGCGAAGCGGCGGGAGAAGCACAAGGCGCTGAAGTGCCCCGGCTGCCCGCTGTTGGCGGAGGCGGCGTAGATGGCTAGTCCGGCAGAGCAAGCATTTCGGGAGTGGGCCGCCGCCCAGGGTTGGCTGACCACCAAGCGGGGTTGGCCGGACTTTATCTGTCGGCGAGACGGCGCGGTCATGGCCGTCGAGGTCAAGGACGGGAATGATGGCCTGAGCTTCGAGCAGCATCAGGCGCTCACCAACCTCCATATCCTCGGGATGCCTACTTTCGTCTGGACACCCTATGGCGGGCTTCGACCCTACCCGGAGGCGTCCGCGACCCCCGATTCTGTGCCAGCTCTCTTGCTCCGTGTACAGGAGTTGGAGCAGCGGCTGGCAGCGATGACCGAGGAGCGCGATCAACTCAGGGCTGGCCCGACCTACGTGCAGCCCCCTATTCACGTTCGAAATCTCGAGACAGTTGCCCGCTGCCGAGAAACGATCGAACGGCTACGTGACCGGGCCGTCTTCATTGAAGTGGAAGCGAACGCTGCTGGTCGACCACTTACCAACGGGGACCGATCAAAGATCGCAGGACTTAACCGGGAGATTGATCGGGTCATCGCGCATATGGTGCGTCTCCAGGAGGAGCGCCTTGAAGCGTTGACTGCTGTATGACGTTGTGGTACACACAATCCAATCGAATCGGAGAGCGTCGGCTCCAGCAGTCCATCTGCGAGCCAATAGCCAAACCGACGACTTGGCGGGCGACGTACCGACCCGCTCGGTGAGCGAACCCCCCAGCCCTAGCCCCGTCCCCGGCGGGGTTTTTCTGTACCCCGGAGTACCCCATGACCAACGGCGATGCGTCCGCGCTCACCGTCAAGGAGCTGGTCCTCCGGCTCGACGCCAAGCTCGACGCCTACATCGTCACCCACCAAGCCCAACACGCCAGCGACCAGATGGTCGACATGCAGGCGCGGGGCGACCCGTCTGCCACCGCCGCCGGCCGCCTGATCCAGGCCGAGATGGCTGAGATCCGCCAGGACGTGACCACCCTGGTGACCACCGTGGCCAGCCACGAGCGCACGCTGCAACGGATGACCGGCGCGATGGCACTCGTGTCGCTGATGGGCTTCAGCGCCATCGTCCTCGTCGGGCTCCGCATCGCCGGCGTCGTCCCGTGACCTTCCCGCCACCCGTCGCCGGCGAGATCCACCCCTCGTCGTGGCAGCGGCCGCCCGGCAACCGCGACTTCAAGGTCACCTCGGGCTTCGGCCCGCGGGTCATCGTCACCGGCGACGGCAAGCGAGCGGCGGGCATCCACAAGGGCCTCGACCTCGGCAACGGGCGAGAGGGCGCCCCGGTGTTCGCGCAGGCCGCGGGCCGGATCGTCGAGTGGCGGCCCACCGTCGACGGCGTGGTCACCATCCAGACCCCCGACCGCCAATGGCAGCTCGTCGCGGCCCACATGCGCCAGATCCCCGTCAAGCTCGGCCAGACCGTGGCCCGCGGGCAGATCATCGGCCTCGTCGGACAGGTCGGGGCACCGGGCCAGCCTCACGTCCACATCGAGAACAAGAAGCGCAACCTGCTCGGCCGCTACGTCGCGCAGGACCCATGGCCGCTGCTGGAGGACGACGTGAGCCAAACCATCGTCACCCGCAACCCCTTCCCGTCGCCCCGCGGCTACACCGTGCCGGCTGGCAGTCTGACCGTCTACAAGCCCGACGGCAGCACCAAGACGGTGACCTTCGCCAAGCCGTCGCGGGCCACGGCGCGGGCCATGGCGGTCATCACCCAGGACCCGCAGAAGGCGCCCAACGGCACCTTCCTGGAGGGCAACGATGGCGCGTTCGAGGGCTGGTACATCATCCCGGCCCAGGTCACCCTCGACCCGGCGCCACCCGATGAGGACGCGGAGACGATTGCGAAGCTCAAGGCTGCGCTCGCTGCTCAGGCGGCTCGGCATCAGGAGGACCTGGACGACATCACCGCGCTCGAGGTGGCGCATGCCAAAGCTATCGGGGCGATCACCGGATGACCTCGGCCACGGCGACCGCAAGCTGGCCGCGGTCATCCGCCACAACCTTGCGCTCCAGGGCCACCGGGCCAAGCCGATGAGCAACGGCGACGACATCGTGCTTCACTGCGAGTGCGGCACCAAGGCCACCTTCGATGGCTACCGCGACCACATCTACGCGGTGTGCCGCGACACCCCGGTCCGAGTGCCCCCGGCTTGAACCTGCTCGATCAGGCGATGCAGGGCATGGGGGCGCAGCGCCGACCGGGCGTTCCCTGCGTCGTCCAACGGATGCACACCGCCTACCCTGAGCGCCGGGAGGAGATTGACGCCCTGCTGGCGGCGTGTGACGCGGGGCGGGTGTACAAGACCGTCGCAGCCAAGATCCTGACGACCGAGTTGGGGATGTCGGTGTCAGACCAAGCCATCGGCCGCCACCTTCGGCAGACGTGCCTGTGTCGACTCTCGTAGAAGCCGCCGAGCAACTTCAGGTCGAGTCCGATCTCCGCGGTGCGCTCCGCAAGGCGCTGGCCGACCTGGAGAAGGCCAAGGCGTCCAAGGCCGAGCTGATCGAAGCGGTCTACCGCGGCGCCCACGACGCGGCCAGCGCGGTCGAGTACACGCCGATCCCGGCACCGAAGCGTAAGGCGGCCCGCAACGCCGAGGTGGCGGTCCCCATCCTCGCCGACTGGCAACTGGGGAAGCTGACCCCGGACTACAACAGCGAGGTGTGCGAGGAGCGCATCCGCCTGTTCGCGCAGAAGGTCGCCGAACTCACCGCCATCCAGCGCTCGGACCATCCGGTCAACGACTGCCACGTGTGGCTGCTCGGTGACCTGTGCGAAGGCGAGCTTATTTTTCCCGGCCAGGCGCACCGCATCGACGCCAGCCTGTATCGGCAAGTGGCCCTCGACGGCCCACGAATCCTCGGCGACTTCTTGCGGGCGATGCTGGCCGACTACCACCACGTGACGGTGACCGCGGTCCAGGGTAACCATGGCGCGCTGGGCGGCCCGTTCCGCAAGGAGATGCACCCCGAGTCGAACGCTGACCGGATGCTGTACCGGATCGTGGCCGATCGCTTCTCGGATGAGCCGCGCATCACCTTCAACCTGCCAGAGCCGTCCAACGAGCGGGCGTGGTACGCCATCGACCGCATCGGCAACTACTCCTGCCTCCTGTTCCACGGCGACCAGGTGCGGGGCGGCTTCGCCGGGATGCCGTTCTACGGCTTCTACAAGGCCATCCAGGGCTGGGCGTCCGGGGCCATCCGTGAGTCCTTCGGGGACGCGGCCTGCGGCCATTGGCATCAGCATGCCAACCTGACCTTCAACACCCGGACGCTGCGTATCTCCGGCTCACCGGAGAGCACGAATACCTACGCGCAGGAACAGCTCAAGGCCATGGGCGACCCGAGCCAACGGCTGATGTTCGTTCATCCAGAGCGGGGCCGTGTGACTGCGGAGTACCAAGTCTGGCTCTAGGAGCCCGCCCGATGCCACAGACGTTCGACCAGCTGTGGCAATACTTCGCCGAGCGGGACGCGGTCATCTTCGCCATCGTCGCCCCGCTGGTCCTCATCGCCTGGCTCGTCGCCACCCGGCTGATCGAGTACGAGGACTACTTCACCGAGCACGTCCCCGCCAAGCGGGACTTCGAGGCATGGAAGGCCAAGCGCTCCAAGCGCCACCTGTGCCCGAAGGACAACATCGTGCTCATGCGCGGCTCCTGCCCGATCTGCGGCTGGCGACCGCCCCAATGAGCCCCGGCGGGCGTGCCCCCCGCCGGACCTAATCAACCGACGATCCGGGCGAGGTGGGTTAGCCCCTTCGGGGACGCGGATGGTTGCCGAGGCGGCCGCGGACAACGCCGCCGGCAGGTAGCCCGGATCGCCGGATTCCATGGGGGCGCTGTTCGACCGGAGACGGTACGCGGCCGAGAGGCCGCCGCCTCCATCAACCCAACAAGGAGATCCCATGAACCCGCTCGAAATCCTCAACAAGGAGCCGGTGGTCATCGCCAGCGCGGTCCGCGCTGTGCTGTGGGCACTGGTCCTCCTCGGCGCCATCACGCTCGAGGAGCCGCAGTTGGCGGCCATCGCCCTCGCCCTCGAGGCCGTGCTGGCCCTTTTCACGCGCTCGCGGGTGACCCCCGTTGCTTGACACGATCCTCCTCATTGCCGCGGCCATCTGCTTCGCCGCGGCCGCTCTGGGCGTCAACGCCCGGATCAACCTCACCGCGCTCGGCCTTTTGCTGTGGCTCCTGACCAGCCTCCTGTAGAACGCCACCCGCCCTGCGCCTGCACCGAGTGCTCGTGCTCGCGGTTCACCACGGAAGGCGACGACATCTGTACCCGGTGTGCCATGGAGCTCCATGCCCCGGACGACTTCGACCCCGAGGACTGAAAGGACGCCCCTAGATGGCTCTCGCACTCACCGCCACCCGCCAGGAAGACGACACGGTTCTGCTCGAATGGACCGGGTACGTTGACGGCCCGACGATCACCCTGGCGACCTCGGCCGCCGCGGACGACATCATCGACACCACGACCCCGCACTTCTTCGCCATCGGCGACCGGGTGCGGTTCGTCACCCTGACCGGCGGCACCGGGCTGTCGGCGGGGACCACCTACTTCGTCGTCGCCGCTTCGTTCGGGACGCAGACCTTCCGGGTGTCGGCCACCGCCGGCGGAGCCGCCATCAACTTCACGACCGACATCACCGCGGGCACTGCGGTCAAGGCCGTGGCCCTCCACGAGGCCAAGATCGTTCGCGGCGAGGACGGAATCATCGCCACCCTCGACGGGACGGTCACCAGCTACCTCGACGAGACGGCCCCGGCCGACGAGACGACCTACACCCTCACCGCCTACTACCTCCCGTCCGAGACGACGTCCGACGTGGTGGCTGCC